CGTAGCGTTGTCCAGTTGATAAAGTACTTACTACAGGTAATACGACTGTTTGTGTGGTAGAGCCTGTAAAGAATTGTAATAGTGTGCTAGATGCAGTAAGTGTAGTTGTACCTGCCGCAGTTGCTGTAGTGGTATAGGCTTGTGTAGCGTTATAGTCTACAGCTAGGTGAGCCATTAGGGAACGTATAGCGTTGTTTATCCCTGAAGGCGCACATCCCTCATTAATATCGGTGCTATCAATATCCGTATTACTTGCAGCGGTTGTTGAGTATTCTGAAATTTTTGTCTTTGCCATGTTGAGTCCTTAATTTATCCTTGTTGAAGCCATGTGTTACTACTAGAAGAAGTGTCTGTCCAAGTGTTAGAGCCTACTGCTACATTACTCCATGTTTCTGTTCCTGCTGTTACATTTGTCCAAGTTTCTACACCTGCTGAAACTGTAGACCATGTTTCTGTGCCTGCGGTAGAAGTAGTCCATTCCTCACCTAGTCTATAACCTTTAGCGGTTAGAGATGCTAGACTTGAAACACTACCTACACCTGCAAATATTGCTTTTGCACTACATGAAGCTAATGCTGTTGCACTAATACTACCTGCTCCTGATGCAGTAAAGCCACCTAATGCAGTTGTTGTTGCTGTTGCTAATATAGAACCTGATGTCGTTCTTGTCCTAACACTATTAGAAGTTACTGTTCCTGTAGAAGCGATAACTCCAACGCCTGACCTAATTCTATTACAACTTCCTGTGGTTGTTGCTGTGCCATTTATAGTACCATTACTCTTAAAGATAGCATTACCATTAGCTACTGTTGTAGCGTTGCCTGTGATGCTTCCTATACCTGCTCTAACAATATTAGCATTAGATGTTGCAGTAGCAGTAGCAGTTATTGAACCTATGCCACCTGTAATTTTATTAGCACTAGATGCGACTGTTCCTGTAGCAGTAACAGAACCTACACCACCAGCAATTCTATTTCCACTAGAAATAACTGTGCCTGTAGCTGTTACACTTCCTATACCTGTTCTTACTCTATTAGCAGAAGTACTAGCTGTTGCACTAGCGGTTACAATACCTTCTGATAAATTGATACAAGCATTAGTAGTCCATAGAGTATCGTCTAGTGATAAGACTAAACTATCTAAACTACCAAAGGCATCTAACTCGTCTAATGTCCAAGGTCCACATACTTTACCAGTATAGAAGTTATGGTCTAAACTATATGGGACACTTTCTAAACTACCATAGACGTCTAGTTGTTCTAGCGTTAATGGCGTAGGCATATTAAGCCAATGTAACTGTTAGGCTACCTGAAGCTATCTTAAATATATCGCCAGTTTCAATTGTTTTACTTGAGTCTAAAGGTGTGTGATATAAAAGGTTTCCTGATGTAGATGCGTCAAATATACCTATATGACTTACTGTTCCCCATGTAGATGTGCAAGTTGGGAAAGTGCAGTCAGCACTACTTGCAGCAGCTCCATTAGAAGGTGCGGCAAAGGTAACGGATGTTCTAGCATAAGCACCACCTGTTACTTCTGTGCCTGATGCTGCGTCTGTTGGGTCTGTTGTAAATAATGCTACATATACTGTAGCTGGTGATGTATAGGTTGTGTTGCGTAGAGTTGCATTTACAAGTGCGTTCTCTAAATAATTACTCATTTCTGCCATGATAATTTCCTTATTGTGTTGTTACGTTTAATGAAGTACTAGGATATGTTCCACCAAGATCACTACTAATAATGTTACTAATTGCTCTATCATACAAGGCAGACCACGTTTGTGTTCTTGCATCATTAAGTAGATAAGGTTCAGCCTCACCTAATGTTGCATACAGTAAAGCATCTTGGAAATAAGCTAGAAATAAATTACTTGCTGTAGAGCTAGAGATAAAGGTTGGTTTAGCGTAATAAAGCATTTGTACTGTATATGTGCCATCCGGTGCAGGTGAGAATTGGAATTCTTCTGCTAGTATTGTAAATTTAGTAGGTAAGCCAGAGTTTGCTATTTGACCATTACGAAAAAATAAGTCAGGTGATTGAAACTCTAAATTTTTAGGTGGGTTACCAGTAATATGTATTTCTTTAAGTTCTAAATAGTCAGAAGGTAAAGCGACTGTGCTATCACCACCTGTTGTAGTTGCTGTGGCTACCTTTAGCATTTGTCTTACTCGTAAGTCACGACTCATTCTATTTTGTGCTAGGTTTACGAAGTCAGGTATTTGACTGGTAAGGTCTGTCCTGGCTAAATAGTCTGCGACTACCGCTATAAACGTAGTGTAATTTGTAAATGCCATTATATTTCCTCTAATTGTCCTTTAAGTCTAGCCCAACATTTATCCATCTCGTCTTTATGCCATTCTGCACTAGCGATTGAACGTAGCCATTGGGTTCTATCTGGGTATTGTAAGTTTTCTATGTTTTCAAACGTATTTGATATAGGTATTGCTGGACTATGTGATGAAACTATGACAGGAACACCACAAATACTAGCTTGCACATCAGCAACACTACCAAAACTCACTACAACATGAGCTTCACTTATGCTTTTTTTGCAGTCATGCTCACCTTTACGCTTAATAACTATGCGTCTATCCGTAAAAGCTCTTATTTTCTCTACTGTTTTGTCTACCCAATCATGTAAGCCATAAATATAGGTAGCTTTTTCAGAGGGTGGAAATATAGTAATGTATTCACCTTGTTTATAGTCTTTAACTGGTGGTATTTCTTTATCAGAAGTGCGCCAGTCTGTGCAATGAAAGTTATTGACACAAAACCTAGCCCATTCTAATTCGTGACTTCTAGTAAAATAACCATGATCTATAAATATATAAGGTATGTGTTGCTTAATACATTCTATTTGTATCTTATCAGCACCATTTAAGTTGCCCACTATAATAGGGATAGACTTACCATCCCATTCTTTTGTCAAAGTACCCTTACAATGCGTTTGTAAGCGTTTTAAGACGTTATCTCTACGTTCTGTGCCAGATAGTATTAACTGCATCTAAAACTTGTTTAACGCTAATATCATTAGCTTTTAAAAGGCAATGACTACATACGCCATGATAAGTTCCACATGGGTCTGAACCGTCATGTATATTTGTATGTCCATCATATCCTAAATGTTTTGGTGAAGAAAACCCTGTCCATATTACAACTGCTGGAATACCTAAAGCTGCTGCTGCATGATGTAATCCACCATCAGTTCCTACAAAGAGTTTAGCTTTACTTAATATAAGTAAGGCTTCCCTAAAGTCATTAGTAATTATCTTTTTTGTATATACTTTAGCTAAATAGTCACCGACTTGTAACCAAGGTAAATTATGTTTTAATAATTCTTCCCAATAAGACCATGCTTTATTCTGTGCATGAACAAACTTATTCTTAACATTAGGTTCAACTAATATAAAGTCTTTAGGTAAGTCTTGCTTATCTAACCACTCTAATTCATCACTACTAAAATATATCTCGCCTGGCGTAACTTTAAACTTATCGTTATAAGTCATAAAACCATTTTCAGTCTTTAAAGCATAAGGTCTATGACCAGGATAATTAGGTATCCATAAACCATCTTCATCTATAGTGGCTATGCGTGGGTTATTAGCAAAGATAGTCTTGTCATAAAAGTAAAGTTTTTTATCACCAAACTTAACCTTCTGTCCGGTAGTTTCATTTAGTTCTTTAGCTTCTGCTGTAGCTATAAGCCAATCACCTAAACCCATGGCTCTACTTCCACTATATATTCTTTACTATTTATTTGCTCGTTAGTAATAACAAAGTAACTTGATAATTTATCTCTCCACCAATCAGGTGTTTGTAATATAAGATGTGCGTTACGACCATCAGGTAAAGTCTTTTTAGCAGGCACTAAACTTATCACTAACAAACCTGAATATTTCATGCAACGCTTTATATCTTGCAATACATTATCTAGCAAGTCAGGTTCTATATGTTCTAATACATCACCACAAAATACAAAGTCATGTAGCGTATTGTTATTTTCTAATCCTTGAACACAAGGGTCATAATTGCTAATAGGTCTATTAAGTGCTGCTTCTAATGTTTTCTTACCACATCCATAATCTAATATATCTTGATGATGTGCTATTTTACTAGCCCATTTATAACCAGACATACCGTAGTGTGTATTATCGTGTAATATCTTTTGTTGTGCTAAATATGCTTCAGAGATAAGCATTACAGTTGTTTAGCAATACCTTCTATTGTTTCTTTCCATGTCTTATCATCTTGGTAGATAAGCCTCATATTTCTATACCAAGGCATACTTACTTGAGCATAACGCCATTGGTGATATTTAGGCACTAGACACCAAGTCTTAACACCTAATGCACTAGAACAATGTAGAGCTGTAGTATTCACCCCTATGACCATGTTACATTCTGCTATCAGAGCTGCTATATCATCATAGTCTTTAGAGTCTGCAACGGAAGGAAAGTATTTAACACCTTCTAATGGTGTATCTACGTTGTAGTCTAGGCTTACTAATACTGTATCTTTAAGTTTTAATAGTGGTGCTATATCGTCTTGGGTTAGGTTACGACCTTTAGCATTAGTTCTAAATGTTCCACCTTTAGTGGTAATACCTATAACTGTTTTACCCCATGAGTCAAACAATGCTCGCCACATAATTCTTTTATCTTTATCTGCCACTAGATAAGGTGAGCCTGGGAAGTCTTTATTAGTACGTCTAAAGAATTGTGGTAATCCACCGATAGCCACTCTTGCATCAAAAGTAACTCCGTCTAACCATTCAACACTTTGTTCTTTACGAGTGCCATGCACTTCTGCTGTTGGAAAGCTACGTCTAAATAATGTTTCTAGTCTTTCATCACAATCTATATAGACTTTCTTGCTTATCTTAATAGCGTCTGGGATACATGATGCGTAGAATATCTCATCACCTAAACCTTGTTCACCATAAATAATTAAGTCTTTACCACTAGAACCATCCCATCTAGGTTCATCACCATAGGTGAGTTCTTTTCTAAACTTACCACCTAATGACTTGTTCCATTCATTCCATCCCTTATCCCATTCACCTTTAGCTAGGTAACTATGAGCTAGGTTTAACTGTGCGTGTAGTTCGTTAGGGTCGCATTCTAAAGCCATCTTTGCTGACTTCTCTGCATCTTCCCATCTTGATAACTGCACCAATGAAGCTGCACCATTAGCATAAGCTAGTGCATAAGTAGGGTCTAATTCTGCTGACTTTAAGAAGTATTTAATAGCATCATCAAACATATCTAACTCATGGCAAGCACGACCTAGTGAAGTCCATAATGCTTTGTTGCCTGGTTGCTCTTGTAATGCTCTACGAAATAACTGATAAGCAAATGCTGGCTTATCACCCATGAGCCAAATGTAACCTAGAAAGTTTAAGGTTGCTGCATCATTAGGATATATTTCTAATACTGTATTAATAAGTGGGTATGCGTTCTCATAGTCTTCTTTTTGTATGAGATCATGTATTGCTAACTGTATCTTTTTTAATTCGTTGAATTCCATCTTGTCCTAAAGTGCCACCATGTTTTGCGTAGCTTGCTTATTTTATCATAAACTCTTTTATTTTTATCTGATGAACGCATCCTAATATCACGTTTCATAAAGCCAAATAATCTTTTAACTTTATAGACTATCATCCATGCTTTGCTATGGTAGCTTTTAAATATGGATAGTTAGTATTTATTTCTTTTAACAGTTCTTTTGTTTGGTTAGGGTTATATATATCTATACCCTTTTTCTTTAATTCCATTTCCACTATAGTGGGAATAGTAGCGTAATGCGCCCATTCTTTTTTAACACCTTTAGCCCATGCTTCAGGATCATTTCTTTTTTGTTGTATGTCATCTAGTATAGCAGTCACATCTTGACTACTTGTGAGATGTATCATATCTGTAATAGGGTCATAATCAAAGTGTTGTGTAATACCTGTTACTTTGTCATGGTCAAATAATATTGGCATAATTTTTTCTTAAAATAACAATAGGGAGGTTTTTAAGCCTCCCCACTATTATATCATAACACTACTATGCAGCGTCAGTATTTTGCACTTTTGCGTGTGCATCTGGGTTATTAACAACTAAAGCGTACTCTGTTGTTAAGAGCCAGTTTTGTGAGTCACCTGTTTTAGCAAGTTCTTCTTTAGCCATAGGGCGTAAAGTAGCGACACTAACATAGTTAGGGTCAACTGCTAATACACATTTATCACGCATGAAACGGTCAAGTTTCACAGTATGATTACCAAAGTCAGAAACGTAAATATCAGCAGCACCAGTAATTACAGCTTGTGATGTGCCTTGTACGTTATTGTATTTAGTAGCAATACCTGCGAAAGCACCGAAACGTGCTTTGTTAAGTGCTGACATAAGGATAAGTGTTGGTTCACCACCATCTGTCCATGCTAATTGTAATGCTGACTTTAAGTCTGCTTCTACAAATGTTGAAGCTGTACCGTCTGTTGGAGCTGCAACTGTACCAGAAGCAAAACCAGGTGTTGTACCTGCTGCTGAACCTGTTGCTAATACTCTGTTGACAATCCATGACTCAATACCTGCTGAAGTTCTAGCAGTAGCAATACCACCTGCTGATGATGCTTGGTTACGAACTAACGCATATTCCATGTCACGTTTAAGTTCTTTACCAGCTTTCATAAGTTGATAAGCTACTTCTGACTTACGACCATATTTTTTAACTACGTCATAAGTGCCAGAAATTTTAACAGTTTTTGCTGAAATTTGTGTATAGTTTCCTAACACAGTTGTTGCTGCTAATGTTGCGTATGTACTATCAAGACCTTCAAGTTGTGCGTTAGTAGCTGCTGCTGCTAATGCGTCTGTTTGCCATTGATGGTAAGTTTGTCCTGCTGTCGTTCTTTTTGCTGCTGAAAGTAGCGGAGTATCTTCTGGTGAGATGTCAAAAATAACATCTTCAAAAGACTCTGCAATTCCCTTTCCATTATAACTATTCGTTGCGGCTATTGCCATTATATTTCTCCTAGATCATCTGTTCTATAAGTTGTTGAGCAAATTCTTGTTTGCCAGTTGAGCGTAACGAATCACGCATCTTCTTCGCATTAGAACTTGCCTGCGTTTGTGTATCTTTTGAACCAGGTTTCACTACCGGCTTTGCGCTAGATACTTTTTTCTTTACACTAGAGTTCTGTTGTAGTTTGCGCCATTGCATAGCGTCATGCAGTACCTTCACGTGACGAGGGTCAACAATTGAATTGAGTTCTGCATCTGAAAAGCCATAATCCTTACCGGTAGATAATAGGTCTTGGGTAGTCTGTTGACTCCATCCTGGTATCTCTTTAGCTAAAGACTCTTTTCCTTTTGCGATCTTCTCTTGCATCAATTGCGTCTGCTTACTAACGACTTCCTGCTTTTTGGCTTCAAACTGTGAAACTAATGTGCTACGTTCTTGCTGTAGCTGGTTATATGTAAAGAAAAGTTTTTGCGCTTCTACAAAGTCACTATCAGATAACTGATTCCAATTCACGTTAGCATATTGGTTCAGTTGTTGGTCTAGTGCTGTAATTTGTGCTATTTCACCAATTAACATATTTTGTAGCTCAACTTGTTGCCTAAAGTTTTCCTCTTGAACTTTTATGTTCTGTGAGTATGCTTCAAGTTCCTTACGTTGCTCTGCTACTTCCTGTGTCTTCTTGGTGTAATCAAGTCCTTGTTGTGCTAGTGCTACTACTTCATCAAGTGGTTTTTCAATTTCCTCACCATTTACCTTTAGCTTTAGTAAGGCAGGCGTTTCCTCTTTCGAGTCACCTTCTTCTTCTGCTTGGTCATCTGGTGCATCTTCTGTTGCTTCTTCATCTGTAGTTTCTGCTTCCGCTTCTACTTCAGTTTCATCAGCTTCCACCGGTGGTTGTTTTTCCTCAACTATTACGTCTTGGTCTTCAACAGTATCCAACATAGCCTCTAAACGACTTTGTGGTGACTGCTCATTAGCTTGGTCACTCATAATATTTCCTTAAAAATAGACAATAAAAAAACTCACTAAAGTGAGCTTTAAGTAGGCTTGTCCTTACCTAAATATCTTTAACTTACTACTTGTTTGGATAGATGCCATCTTACCTGTCTGCATGACATCAGTAAGTTGTTTCTCTATTTGGTTTAATAATTGTAATGCGATCACTAGCCTGTTATGTGTTTGTTCATCACCTAATCCGCTAGTTCCCATAGCTTTGATAATGTTATCTTTAACAGCTTGCATAGCGTTAATGAATGCTGGGTTCTCTAATACGACACCTGCTTGTTCACCTAACTTAATTTCTTCTAAACTTTTATCTTTCATAGTAATCCTACTTGAGCTTTAAGTTGTGCAATGGCTAGGTCTGTTTCAGCTTTGAGTTGAGCTTTAAACTTCTCTAACTCTGCCTGTGCAATAATCTTCTCACGCTCAATAATAATATCATTCTTACTACGTTCTTGCTCTTGCATCATTTGAGCTTGAGCTTTTTGTTGTTCTATCTGTAGCTGACCTTGCACCATGATCTCTGCTTCAGTAGGCTTTTGTTGCTGACCTTCTTGTTCAGGGGTATTAGCAGGGTTAGTCCAAAATTCCTCTGGGTTCTTAAAGCCTGCATTCTGTGTCAGTTTAGCGAGTGCGTTGTATATCTTTTCAGGGCTAGTGATACCTATTTGGATAGCTTCTTTTTGCATCTGTAAGATAGTGGTTAAGTGCATAAGTTGTTGGTCTTTGTTACCTGCACCCAAGCCTACAGAGATAGACATATCTTTACGAGCTTTCCACTCTCTAGGGTCTACTTCTACCCATCTATTGCGTAAACGGATAATGTCAGGTTTAGTAAGGGTTGTTCTCACTAACCTATGGACTAATTGGAATAAGTCTTTGACACCTGTTTCTGCGAATGTTCTTGCAACCAACTCTATACGTTGTTGTGCTGCACTCATAATTTGAGCAACACCTGAAGCTGTCTTGTTTAGTGAGTTAGAGTCTAGTCCTTGGTTATATGCTGTAATACCTGTTCTCTTTTCTTTCATAGAGTCCATATACTCTACCATTGAGAAGGTAGATGCAGGTAATGGTGGATGCTGTAATGGCATGATAGCTGAACCAGGCTCACCACTAACACGCACAATACCGCCAGGGCGTGATGTAAGCATATCATCTAGGTTTACTCTGTCTGATATGGCATAGCGACCATTGTTAGCTAGATACATATTATCTAGTTGTCCACGCAATAGCGTAGACTTAATCATTTGTATATCTTGTGTTAAGTCTGAATAGCTACGACCTATGTGTCTATGTGGCATTATCATAGGAGTAATACAAGCGAATGGTACATACTCGCATTTTTCTTTATAGATAATTTCGTTACCTAATACAACGTAACGCCATCTTTCACCATTGATCTTAATGTAAGTATCTTTGACTAACGCATCATCTTCATCTACAGCTCTGTCAAATTCCTCACTATAAATATCTCTTGCATTAGACTCTTGCTCAAATACGCTTCTAATGTCAGACATGATACCTTCCACTTTAGACTCTGAAAGGTTAAATGCTTCTGCTACCTCTGCAACTGCCATGAGTTCTCTATGTTGCACAAAGCGAGAGTCATTAAGTGAAGGACCTGTAGTGTCTACAGATACCATAATGTTTTCAGGTGCTACGTTCTTTATCTTGATACTGTCTTTGCTCTCTGTTACCTTGAGCTTAACGTCATGTAACATAGGTTGCATGATAGACATAGGGTCTTGGTTATTCATCATAGCTTGTTGTTGAAGCATAGCTATATCTACACTAGGGTCAGGATAAGCGGTATGTTCTAATACTTCTGTCTTATCATCTGAAGCAAGCATCTGGAGTTGTGCGTCTGTTAAACCGCTATACTCTACTTCTTCCATCTCGTCTTCAGTTTCAGTATAAACCTTGACGTATCCGTTCTTACTTAATAGGGCATCTTTAAACCATACATAGAATATATTAAAGCCTGCATTCTTTTCCATGACTACATGGTTTACATAATCAGTTTCTTGATCTGCTGCATCTTGGTCTTCTGGACCTTTAGGGTCAAAGGTAACAACTTTATCACCAGCTACAAAGACTTTAAGTAATTGTGGAAGTGCAGACTCGATAGTATCTTGCACGTCATAAGATACCACCTGGCTACGACCTTCTACTTCGTTGCCAAAAGGTAAGCCTAGATAAAAGTTAATAGCCTCTGATCGTTCAAATGACAACTGTGAGTCATTGACACCATAAGACTTACTTTCTTCAGCTTCTATTCTAGCTACTATTTCGCTGTCTGATAATTTCATTAAACAATTCCCATATTATTATATTGTATCTTATTGGATGTCCATGATTCATTCTTCATGTTCTCAATAGATGTGCATAAATACCTAAAGGCATCAGCTCCATGAGAATACTCGTCATGTAGTGGTGCGCCAGGCTCATTGGTTGCAGAGTTTATAGCTCTACGATAATTCTTTAAACATTCCACTAAACGAGATGATGACTTATCAAAGTATATTCTGTGGAAGTTCATGCGAGATAACTTAATACCTGACTCTATATCATTCTTTGGCACTATGTTTACATCCCATCCACGCTTACGCATGATGTCTTCTGCTGATATACCATGCTTAAAGTCTTTAGACTGTCCGTCATGTGGTAGAAACATTGTTCCCCAATTATAAGATAAGTCTTTTAACTGTGCTGAATAACTATCTAGTGTCCGGTGATCGTCTTCTATGTAACCTATAATTCTTATATCTGATACACCACGTTGGCATAGGATAACTGACATACTGTCGTTCCATCCCAAGTCCATGACGATATGAACCTTTAACATAGGGTCATAAGGAACTGCTGTAACACGACCAGCTTCTTGTGCTTCTCTTATCTCATTAGCATAGATAGCACCATCAACTGCTGCCTTACAATCACCTTCCCAGATGTTGTCATAGTCAGGGTTAGTCTTCTCACTATGTTGACGTTCTATTTCCAAGACTTCAGGAAACCATGGGTTATCATGGTAATTAACTTTAACGACTTTAGCGTTATCCGGTGGACTGATAACAAACCTTTGGTATGTATCGTCTGTATCTATATTAGGGTTAAATGATACCCATATTTCAGAGTCAGGCTTTCTGATAGTGGGTATAAGAATATCCCATGACTTCTTACTAACTGTTTGTGATTCCTCTACCCATACTATATCGCATCCTTCAAAAGACTTAATACTTTCGACAGTATTTGTAGCAAGACCAGTAAAACTAAAACTTGAACCATTAAGACCACGAATTTCTGCTTCCAAGACCTCGTAGAATGCACCAAGCCCAAGTGCTTGTATTTGGTCGTTAAGTAATGTATGAACAGACTGTTTGATAGACTTTTGAATTTCTCTAGCACAAAGTATCCTTAATGGCTTATTGCTTGCCTGTAATAGTAATGCTCTTGCCATACCCCAAGACTTTCCACTACCACGACCACCATAAGCTACCTTGTATCTATGTGGTTGGAATAGGAAGTCTAGCTTGTCAGGAAACTGGGCTATCGTCTTTTGGTTTAACAAAGTCTAATCCAATGCTGATAGGTAAGTCTTTACCATCTACGCCTGATAGTTCTGTAGTAGCTATAGCTTTGCCATCTATTCTATCGCCTATTTCCTTGATAGCACCTAGATCACCTTCTTGTGCTTTCTCATATAGCTTCTCTGCAATAGCGTGTATTCTTTTGTAGTCTTCTTGGACTGCTAACTTCCTAATTGTATTTGCCCATATTCTATTGTTTTTATTAGAATTAGTATTGCCTACCGGTGCGCCTACTTTAGGTTCTTTATCTTCATTGTTATCCATTGTATTGCAACTCCGTTAGGTTGGTTGCCCTCTATTATTATTTCAGTAAACCTTGCACTATTAATTCATTATAAGGTACATCTAATCCATATTGTCCTTGTGCGTAAGGATAATATTGTAGTCTTTGTTCTGGTGTTAAATTCATTCTACTTTGTACTAATCTTGATTCTGCTTCACCAAGTGTTCTTTGATATTGTTTAAATGCTTCTTCTGGATTCAAACTAGTTTGTATAGCATCATATTTAAGTGGAGAACCACCTCTGCCCATATTTTCTGCTTCTTGAATATAATGTCCAGTTTCATGTAATAAAGAAGACTTTGTAATATCTGGGTTTATTCTTCTATCATCATACAATGTAATTCTATTTGGAATATTGTTTTGTTTTGGAGTAAAAGATGCACCAGAATCAGCTCCACTTACTAATTTTAGCCAAGGTGTTCCACTCATTTGACTAATTTCTATATTTTTTGCCTCTGGATATGCTTCAAATAATTTGGGATGTTCTAACATATCCCCTAAATTTTCTATATTAGGATAATAATTTCCTTGTGGTTCATATTGTGCTTTAATTGTAGCTTTATCATCACTTATCTCTTGCCTCCATTTACCATCAGGAGCTTTTACATTACCTGTTTGTAACCATATCGTTTCAGGTGCTACATTATCTTTTTCTAATGCTTTAGCTACATCATTAGTTTTAGAGTTCCATAATTTAGAACCTTTACCTATGAACGTGCCTAATAACCCTGTTGTTGGGTTCATGTTAGCAGCCATGTTTAACTGTTCTTCTTTAGTTAAACCACTAGGGTTAGGTATAGAGTTTAAGAAAGACTGAACATTGCCCTTCATAAAACGATATAGTGGTGGCTCTGTTACTTGACCATTCTTGGTGTATTCAAGTAAGCCTGCCATTTATAACTCGCTTTCAATAAATTTATTATGCTTGCTTAAATTTTCCTTTGCTGGAATCACCCTCAAATTATTAGGAACATGTAAGCCACTAACATTTTTTGCTTTAATAGGTATAATATGGTCAACGTGCCATTCAAAACCAAGCATTTTAGTTCTTAATTGAGCTAAATGATATACTTCTTCCATAAACCATTTATCATCTAAAGTAAGCCAAAACGGAGTTCTTTGCATTTTTTGATATTTTCTAAGTCTATTTAAAGCATTAACTTTATACTTATTTTCTTTTCTGTAGGTATTTTGGTATTCCCTATTATTTTTTAATATAGTATCTTTATGTTTTTCTTTATATGCTTTCCACCTATTAGCAATATAATTTTTATTAGCTAATATATATGGAGTTACATCTTCTGTTGTACATTTCTTACATCTGCTTTTATAGTATTTTCCTCGTTTCCAAAAATTACTAATATCTAACATTTGTTTACATTTTGTACAATTTTTTTTCATTATAAATTACTATCCTTATCCTTACCTGTTAAAGGATATATCATTCTATAATAAGTACTCCACCACTCTTTTGCGTAATCAGTATTCTGATAATCCTTAAAGCAAGGTGTGCCGAGGGTGTGATGGACTAACTTAACATCTTTGTTATATTCTTGTTCTGTTTCTAACCAATTCCATTCTTTAGGAAGTTCGCCTACTTGGTCTTCATGTTTTAGCCAGGCAAACCTATGTAAGTACTTACCACTAGATGATGTAACGAATTCTAATGTCAGTTGTTTATTTAGCCAATGACCGCAGTTCCATAACATGACGCTACTCCAATTCTTGCATGGGTAGTCTTCGTTCTTTGCACCTAGATATTTAGTGGGATGCTTTGTCTTATAGTGATGCTTAACTACTTTTACAGCTTCATTCAGGTTGTAGTCTTTTACTAACTCTGCTATATCTGATCTACATATCATATCGCCATCACAGAATAGGGCTAGACCTTTAAAGTCTGATAGATATGGAACTAGGAAGCGTGAGTAGATAAACGCATTACTTCCATCTGTGTGTGTTTCTTTGTATTCTGATAATGTATTTAATGCTAGTGGAGTAAAGCTCACCGGTATAGTTGCGTGTTCTATAACTGACTGACAGAAAACATGATATGCAACTGGTTCTACTTTTCCATCAAAGCCTACAAATATTTTTAACATTATTTTTTATTGCGTGAACTAATATTCTTTGCCTTTGTCTTTGCATCTGCTTTAGATGACGCACCCCAAGCCTTTAGGGATAGTAATAGTCTTGTAGGTTCGCCATTAGGTTTACGTTCTGGTCCTGGCATATTACCCATTCTTGCTAGGAAAGATGCACGTCTAGGGTTATCACCTGACTTTACTGGTGCTTTTAGAGTGCCACCTGTTTCAGCTTTGTATGATGCACGACCTTTGGCATTGAGTCCGCCTTTAGGGTTCTTGCCTGCTTTCTTTTGCCAAGCTGCACTCATTTATTTCTTTGTTTTCTTAACAGGCTTTGCTGTCTTTGCTGATTGTTTAAATGCCATAGCTGTAGGTGCGCCTTTTGCTCCTACCTTACGCATCTTCTCACCTGAACCTGCTTTAATTCTTGCTTTCTTTGCTGCGATATTTGCATATAGTCCTGGCTTCATTTTATTTTTTTCCGTATAAATGTTTAGACATAATAAGAGTTTGTTTTTCTTTAGTAGTCATAGGTTTTGTTGTTGGACCACCTATAAGCCATGCCGAACACACTCTATCTGCTGCACATTTGAACTCAAATAGCTCACAGTAACCTAGACTAGCACCATCCACTACTTCAGATGCGTATGTTTCATTATCTGATTCTTCACCTTGTATGCCATTAACTATGCAATCCATCATTTCAGGAGTTTGGATAAATGCAGAGCAATTACCACAACGCATAGTCTTTGCAGTTTCTACTGGAGTTTGCCATTCATCTGACTTGGCAATCCAAAATTCTTTGTTTGGTTCGTCTGGGTTAGCTGGACCATAACCTACATTTTTAAACGCCCAGTCCCTATTTTTTAGGTTGAGTTTTACGTCATGTGTTACGACTGGACATTCTTTAGCCATTATTTTTTCTTTTTAGCCATGCCACTAACACTTAATGCAATAGCGGTCGCTTGTTTAGGGCTTGAAACTTTTTTAGATGACT